CAATGATGTAATATTCATTGATTGCTGAATCATAGAATGTTGTCAATGTGCCATCCACAATCAAAGGGCTTGACAGCGTTGATGCCAAGATACCAGAACAATCAAACTTGCTCAAGGTGTTGAATTGTCTGAACACCTGATGTGTTGAATGCAATGATCCATTCACATACACCTCAACAATGAATGAGAAATTAGGTTGTGCTGTCTCATCTGATGAGAATGTGAACATCAAAGGATTCCCAGCTGTGCTGTATTTTTGTGGCTCATCATATATTGTTACTGCCATGTTTTTGTGTTTTTAGTGAATGTGATATCAAAGAGCAAGCCTGTCACTGTTGCCAGGTCAGAGGCAATCCTCTCAAGATAATCATCAGTGATTGTGCTTGTTGTTATGTTCCTTGGCTTGAGTCCTGATGTTGTCTTCATATGGCTTGCTATTGCATAGGCCTGTGACATGTCCATGCCTTTCCATTGCTGGATGGCCTTGGCATGATTGGAGCTCACTCCAGGATATTGGAATGAATAAGGTGTATCATACAAACTCTTGCCAACTGGATTGACACCCTCATCAATGAACTTGTAATAATCATCAGCCTGGATCTCAAAACTCAACTGTCCTGTTGGAAAGTAAACAACTGACTGAGCCAAGGCCCCTGTGTTCCTTGCCTTGCTGGAGATTGACTCTCTCAGATCCTCTGTGACCTTGTTGGCAAGATCAAGAATGAATCTCTCATATGCATTGGTTGGCTGAGATGCATCACTCTCAGAGACACCAAACTGGTCAAGAAAGTCAAATTCATCAGCCATGCTCTTTGTTTATTATGCGTTTTTGTTCATCAGCAATCTTGAAATAATTCATCCAGAACAATGTTTTCACATATGGCTGTTTTGTAATTCTTTCCACACTGCATCCCATCTCTCTTGATAATCTATGAATGATTCCTGTCCAGAGGAACCATTCTGAATCTTTAACTCTTGCTCCAGTATCATCCTCTCCATCATCATCCTCGCTGTCTGAATCCCCAAAATAGCGAGCCTCCGCTTGTCTAAGCTGTCCAAAAAAAAAGCGTAAAAATTCAAGAACTCATCACCAGGGAAATGCTCTCTGAATGTGAGATATCTCTTTTCATTAGGATTGAGCACTCGGCCTCTCTCATCCTCTTGGCAATACTCCATGCCATCCTCAACATACATGATTGACAATGGTGCCCAAGGATCAGCACTGATGTCCTCAATCAGTTTCAAGTCAATGATCTGACCTGTTGTGACATGGGCAAAGTTTTTCTCAAGCCTGTACTTTTGGCCCTTGATCTCAATGACCTCCTCTGGCTCTTTCTGTTGGTATTGGCTGATGATTGTAAAGATATGCTTACTTGCCTCCATGATGGAATCAGGCACAGCCTTCTTGACTTTGTTCACTGGCAACCTTGAGAATATGCTCACAACTTGACAATGGAATTCAAGTATCTCTGTCAATGACCTCTCATTAATGGTTGATAATGTGTCACTTACCATCAACCACTTGTACATCATATCAGCTCCACATTCCTTGATGCTTGCTGGCAATTTTATGTTGAAATCTTTCATGCTCTGATCACTTGATATCTGCCTTTGTTCTGTTGTGTCTTGCGACAATGCCAAGCAAGAGCCAAGCTAATCACACCATCATCATGCATCCCTATTGGAGCACTGTACTGAACAGCTCTTGTGTTGACGTTGTAAATATAGGTAAAATTCTCGAGTTCATCCACAAGCCAGCTTTCATCCTGGAGAGATATCTCCATCTGCTCAAAGGCAATGGCAAGATCCTCAATGATGACTTGCTTGCTCTTGGATGTTGTTGTGAATGGCACAATCAAATTGCGGCACTTGTCTCTGAGCATCTCATGGAATATATCCCCTTGATTATTAACCTCAATCAATGTTGTGGCCCTGTGCTTGTTGATGACATCAGCAACCTTGTCAATGATCTTGTTCCATTCATCATGCCTCCATCTGTTGACGTACACCTGTTGACCATCCTCATCCAATATGTTGAGCACAGTGTAGTCATCAGCTCGGCCAATGTCAAGGCCAGCATATCTCTTGGAACCTGGAGAGATTGGCTTGACACATTGAGCCACATTCTTGAATAAGCCAGATGCATTGTCAATGAACTCGGCAAGGTACTCTTGTTTGAATACATGATCAGGCAAGGACCTCCTCCTCTCATCAAGCTCCCTTGGATCAATCATCGGATTGTCATAACTTGAATAATGATGGTATGCATACCTCTCATCATAGTTGTGTTGCATACAGATCCTGTGGAAATGATTCTTGCCTTTTGGTGTTGAGATGAATATCACCTTCTTGCCCTTGACCATCACTGTTGCACTCAGGACCTCATCCCACAACTCTGGCCTGGTGAATGCCATCTCATCCACAACCATATAGTCAAAGGTATTCCCTCTGATGTTGTCTGGTCTCTCACCAGAAAAGAACTCAATGGTTGATCCAAACCCACTGACCATCAGATCAGATCTGTTGAATGTGAACAGGTTGCTCTTGACAACAGCTCTCTCAAGATCTGCAAAAACTTTCTTTCCTTGTTTATATACTGGAGTTACCCAAGCAATCCGACAGCCTTTGTCATTGATGGCCCACCAAAGGAGCTGGTTGATTCCAAGCAAGGTCTTGCCAAACTGACGGCCAATGTTGAGAGCATAGTATTTCTCATGACCATAGTTGATGGCATCATGTATCTCTCTCTGTTTGTCATGTGGCTTGTACCCTTTGACTGTACTCATTCAAAATCAAACTTGTCAACATCTCTTGTCTCAATCTGTTGACGGTCATGCATGCCAAGAAAATTCTTTCCGTAGAATATTCCCTTGCCTTCATTGGCAACAATGTGAATGCCAAGAGATTTAAAGTCCTCTTGTATATTTTTTATTGTGTCCCATAATGGATGTGTTTCATCATTTAGGGCTCTGTAATATTGACTCTTTTGATAAAATTCAAAGTCTTGCTTTCTCATCCATATCCTCAAGAAATGTCTGACATCTGGAATGACTCTGTCTTTGACTTCATGCACTCCAGAATTAACAACAACCTGTTTAGTTGCTGATTCACATTCATCAATATATTTCCAGGCTAATTCTCTGAGTTTCTCAATGTCAATATCTCTGTGTGTGTTTGACATAATTAGGCATGATTATATCTCTCTATTATGTAAATATAATAGACAGATTATTTATTATTATATAAGTTTGTTCTAATCTCTTGGAATTTGTTCTCCATCCATTGAGTATTGCACACTGCAAATCTCTGAGAGTTGTCAGGAAATTCCTCAACGGCTTTATCATCTGACATGCATCTCTGGATAAACTCATCCTTTGTCTCTTGTGGTGTTGGTTGTGGTATTGGCATTATTTGCAATATTTGATGTAAAACGTATATGGCACAACTTTGAGCTTTGCAAGTATCCAGATCAGTGATCTGTACTTTTTGAAATCATACTTGTCAAAGTTCTTTCTGTCCATCTTTCTGATTGATATCAGCTTCATGATTCTCTGCTCAACAGCTCCGAGCTTGGTTGTGTCGAATGTTGATGGCTTGTTGAATATAGCCATTGCCTCCTCTTTCTTGAGCTTGCCACTTCTCACTTGTGCTGAGAGATACACAATCCTCTTATCAATGCCGAACTTTACAGGCAAGAGATATGATCCGACAAACTCAGTATAAACATTCTCACAATGCTTGCCTCCATAATCTTGCCAGTTGATGAATCTTTTCATCTCAGCCTCCATTGACTCACGGTCCCACTTGTAATGGAATGGCCTCACATTCTTGATACCCACAAGAGCATAGAATAATTGGTCCTTGAATGTGAACAAAGGATAGTTGTTGAGCTCCAGTCCTGTGAATCTTGTATATACTGATCTGATGTACTTGGCATCCATATATGTCCATCCCTTTGGTGTTGATCCCTCTGTTCTGAAATCATGGCCATTGAGAATGTACTTGATGCCATACTTGTGAGCTGTGTCATACATCAGTTTGGTCATTGCAATGTCGTTTGGTATATCTGCATCAGGGAGTCCAGCCCACAAGAATGCATCATTGAGCCTGTCGTATTCTGCCTTGTTGACTTGATATGTGATGCAATCAACTCCGAGCTTTTGGACCAGCTGAGTCATGTTGTGTGTTGCCTCTGGAGCATTCCAGTTGTTGTCAAAGTGAATGACCAAGGGCTTGAGCCTCCAATGTCTGACCGCTGCATACAGCAATGTTGAGGAGTCCACACCTCCAGAGATTCCCATGATACAGTTGTACTTGTTCTTTCTGCCTGTCCATCTGATGGATTCCAGGAGATTATCAAGGGCACCAGGTCCTGATGCTTGTCTCTCCAGCTCGTCATGGAGATCACAGTATTCACATTGATGCTCTCCTATCTCTGCAAAGGAGTCATTAAATAAACAGCGTTGACATTCTTTCATAATTCACAAATGTATGATAAATTTTTGATACTTCTTTATTGCTAAATTCTCTCAGTGAATACTCAAGCAAGATATTCTCACATATGTCATCCACTGAATGCCAGGAGATTGATGCTGGCAGATCACCATTGTATATTGACCTACGGCCCATGAGGCCCATCTCAATGTTGGTATTTGGGCAACCATCATGCGGAGTCAGTCTCAGATTAATGAAGCATTGAGAGTATACACTGACAAGCTCCTCTCTTGTGAACGTGTCATATCCAGCTCTGATGATTGGAATGTCAATCCTTTCCTTGATCTGATCAATAAGCTCCTGACCATAGAATTCTGGGCTGTTGCCAGAATACCAGAATATCTTATCACCATTAGGAACACATGGCCACATCTCTGGCTGAACAGCATTGAATGGATAGACTATTGCATCCACTCCCTTGCTCTCCAGTGTGTCACATACCTTGTGAGATACAGCAATGTTGACAGCTGAATTGACTGTATCAACCCAGTCCTCTCTCAGTTCCATGGCATCTGATCCAAACCATACAATTGTGGCTCCTCCAATGTGCTTGGAAAGGAGATTGAAATCCTCCTCTCTGTACATTCCCATGAATATTGCTGGAAAGAGAAAGTTGCTGTACGGCACCAGGTTGTATTTCTTAATCAGTCCTTGATCAAGTCCAGCAAGAGACTCTGAGATGTGTGCCTGATTCATAGTGTGAATATTTCCTCAAAATTATTTTTTAACAGCTCATTGTTCATATGTGTTGACTTGAGAGATCCTGACCAGTGATCAGAGAATTTATGCTTGTTGATCCACTTATCTGTGCTGATTGACAAGAGCCTGATATCTTTCTCCTCATCCTTGATCACAGCCAGCTCCTCAATGAGTCTGATGGCCTTGAGATACATTGACCAATCAAGTCCTGATGACAGCCTTGGATCAAATGGGCACCAGTTCATCTTGGTAAGGATATCAGATCTGAGCACTCTGCCAATGCCAATTGGCTCATATTGCCGTTGTCCTTTGAGATATCCTGGCCAATGGACCAGCCTCACCTCATCAGATACATCTGCAAAGTGACAGCCAAGCATTCCAATGAATGGAAAGTCATTGAGAGCATCACTGACTGATTGAATGTAATCATCAGATGCCCAGTCAGAGGAGCCCATGAATATGACTCCATCAGGAGAATAATTCTGGCAAGCCATGAATCCAGCATTCCACTTGTTGCCAAGAGGATCATTGCTGATTGATATGAACTCAACATCCAATTCATTGGCAATGTCAAGAGCTTCTCTCTCATGGCCCATAATTATCGGAATGACTCCTTGCCTTATCAATCTGGAGATAGTGAGTCTGACAAGAGGAAAACGGCCAAAAACAGGGATTGGAGCACAAAGTTTCATGAGAGGGCTTGTATTAAGTCTTGCTTGGTTGATGTGTTTGGCATGTTGATGCCTCTCCTCTTGGCCTCTGCCTTGAGTTGATTGAAGGTCATGGCTGTGATTGACTCTTGCTTGACTCCAATGAAATGAATCTTTGGGCTCTTTGGTGCCATCTCAGTCAGATAATAGTTGCTGAGTTTCTGCATAGCATTACGGATGCATGTTGCACAGCCGATGTTCAGTGTGCCATATCCAGCATATTTGTACCATTGAGCCAGCTCTCTCTTGAGAGGCCCATCCAAGGCAAAGGATCTGGTCTTGACATATCTGTCCACTTGTGTCTGGAGCTCGTTACTTATTTTCATAAATCAAGATTAAGTCACTGATTAGATAAGAGAGGAAGCCAAGGGCACAGAGCCTCCATTCATACAAGGAAAAGATTGCTACTGTTGTCCAGAATGACATGCAGCTCTGACAATTAAATGGTTTGATGTTGGGCATTGCAAAACTCTGGAGAGCTCTGGCAATCCCCACTGATAAAAGAGGAATTATGTATATCATGTTTAAATTTATTTATTGCTTTGTTGATAGTATCCAGGTTGATTCCTGTGAGGCCTTTGATTTCTCGGTAAGTCATGCCCATGAGTCTCATCTTGGTGATCTCTTTGCAGAACAGCTCCTCATCATTGTCAGGAGATTGCTCAAGGTAAGCATCCAGGATCTGTTGGTATTGACTCTCATTGTACACATCATCCTCTGCTATTTTGTCGAATCCTTCTGGGATGGGCACTGATCCTCTGTACAATTGGTTGAACTTTGATTCTTTCCAGTTGTATTGGTTGTATGCCCATCTGGCAAATACACGAGGGAGATCTTGCTCTTTGATGTTGAGCTTTGCCAATAGTAGATAGACATGGGGCACAAGGTCATGGTGAAGGTGATTTCCTCCTGTGATCTTGTAAGCGATATCATATGCCTCTCTTTTCCAGAATTCCACATCACTAAGTTATTGCTTTTTAACATACCAAGAAAACCATCTCTGATAAAAGTCATCATTGACATTCTTGCCAGTGAGGAATCTGTGGATCTTGGATGGATTGACAGCAAGGTCCTCGGCCAAGTGAATGGCCTTGTATCTCCTGGAAAGCCTGGAGAGAGTTTCTCGAATCATCCAGTCCTTGATACTCTCTCCATCTTTTAGGGCAATTAAAAAATGCCTTGCACTTTCCATGCTTCCAATGTGTTAAAATATTTGACCTCTCCTTGTGGGCTTTTCCATTCTCTGCCTTTGAGATTGAATGACACTGTAATCTCCTCACCAACTCCAAATGGATCAATTATATCTGTTCTGTCATTGAGTAGCTCAAATGTGATGAATTGCTCATATTTGTCATCCATCACTTTGATTGTGAATGGTCTTGTTGAGAACTTCTCAGATCTCTGTTGTGTTTCTCCTTTGACATGCAAGATGCCCTTTACTTCATAACTCATATTACTTGTTTTAAATTTAATACTCTTTTAGCATCATTGACTCTGTCCAGGACAAAATCAAAATCATCAGTGATGACCATTCTTGTGAATCCAAAATCATCACCAAATGGCAACTTTTTTATTGTTGCCTCAAAATGAAACCAAGTTGTCTCATCTAATGGCTCAGCTCCAATATAAAAAACAGCATCATCAAGATCTTTGTATGCCTCTGTTTTTTTAATTAATTCATAAATGTTCATTGCGAATGATTTGTAATTGCTTTCTCCCATCATTTCAATGACTTCTTGTTCTGTTAGATCTTGTTCCATGTTATTTATTATTTAATTGTTGCATATATTGTGAATAAAACTCTGATGCATCTCTCAATCTGGATAGCATCAACTCCTCCTTCATCTCATCTCTCTCATATTGTACCACAGTGATTCTCTTGGTTGGATCAATATGAGATACCTTGTGAATATCTCTATTGTCCCAGTCACTCAAGAGCTCATCACCTGTGTCAATCATGCAAAAGATCACAAATGCTCTTGGCTTGTTGAACAGGTGCATATATCCTCTCACTTGCCATTCATAGGAATCAGCATCCTCTGGCAAGGCTGGAAAGGTCTCAAGGCTCCAGGATGTTTTGATGTCAATGATGGAATCATCAGTGATGATATCTGGATGTCCTGAGAGATATCCTTGATTCTCTCTCAATTGATTCTTGACAAAGTTGCTACCAAACCAAACTGAATTGACCAGAGCAATGGATTCCATTTCATACTCTGTGCCCTTTCTCATTTGCTTGGTCTCAACCTTGCTGGTATATCCATAGAAATTCTCTTTTGCCAATTGCTTGATGTAGCTCTTGGCTGTATCTGATAAACTCTTGGCTGTCTCTG